GAATATCTTGAAACCAAGAATCATCATCCCATCCACGATGAATACCAAATAATATTTCAATTCTAATGATTATAGATACATTTTTATTCAATGACGAATTTGACATGCTGGATATACATCTAGCAATTACCAATCACTTTGTTGACCGCTGGATAGTGCTGGAAGCAAGTAGAACGTTTAGTGGCATACCCAAGCCGTATAATCTAACCAACAACCTGGCGCGGTATCAGGCACAGTATCCTAACAGAATTCAAGTGGTCACGCTGGAGTTGACTGCTGACCAAACCAACTTGATTTGTGAAACCATGATGCGACAAGGTCTGCAACCTGCTATAGATCAATACAGCGCAGATGATATTATTATACACGGCGACCTAGATGAAATTGTTGACCCTACCAAGTGGCCGGCCATCGTTGATCTCATGAACACTCATGATCGCCCAGTTACCTGTGGATTTGAAATGTACATGTATAGGTTTGACCAGCGGGCTGATCGTGGCTGGAAAGGCAGTGTGGCGGCTAGAAAGCGCATGTTCGTTACCCCACATGAATTGTACAAAGGACAAAACGTCAAACGCAAAGACCGCAGTCATTGTGTGGGACTCAAAGAACCAGTGGGATGGCACTGGACCTGGATTGGCACAGATGAATTGGTAAAAAACAAAGCACGAAGTTGCATTGAAAGCCAACATAGAGATCCAGATCAAATACTTGAAGCATTCAAACGCCTGGACACAATATCAGCAATCAATCACAAGTGTACCACACAAACCATTGATACAGCATACCCTGAACAAGTACAATCAGTATTGAAAAACTATCCACAATATTGGAATCATGCCCCGGCGCTATAATGAAAACCGATCGAGAACTCAAGCAACAGCATCGTGCGGCTAGACAAGCACATCGTGAATCAAAAAGAAACCCATCGGTCACAGCGAGCAACCCCACAGTGATTGACTGTGCTTGTGTTATTCACGGCACTGGTTATGACTGGGAGTATGTGGAACGACTGTATAACATGCTAACACGCCAACTTCCAGGCGGCATACGTTTTCATGTGTACACTGAACATGATAGGTCAGTGCCACCACACATGATCAAGCACATCCTGGATGATTGGGGATTCGGCGGCCCAAAAAAGTCCTGGTGGTACAAGATGCAGTTGTTTAATCCTGCACATTTTTCAGGACGCTTGTTGTACTTGGATCTTGATGTGGTAGTGGTCAGCAACCTGGAATGGATCACCGCACTGCCTACAGACTATTTTTGGACCATTAGAGATTTTAGATATCTACAAAATCCTCGAATCAACTCCATGAACTCCAGTGTAATGTGGTTTGATGTGACTCAGTTTAGTTGGGTATGGGAAAAATTTAATTCTGGTCCTGTGTCGCAAATGATTCAAGGTTTCCCAGGCGACCAGGATTTTTTAAATCACACAATAAATCACAACCAGCGCAGATTCTTTGATGACAGTAAATTTCAAAGCTATCGTTGGCAATGTTTGGATGGTGGCTATAATTTCAAACGTCGTCACCATTATCAACCTGGGTCGGGCACTGTTATTTCTTCAGACACAGCAGTTGTGGTATTTCATGGCCGCCCTAAACCACATCAGATCACAGACTCCGTGATCCGGGAACATTGGCAATGAAACCAGTATTACCTTTTGTAGAAATAATGCTTACACAGGTGTGCAATCTAAGTTGCGCAGGATGTAGCACATACAGTGATTATCGTCATCAAGGCTATGCAGACTGGTCTACAACTCAGCAGTGGTTGCAACAATGGCTGGAAAAAATCTCAATTGAGGACATTGGATTCATGGGAGGTGAGCCCTTGATAAATCCACGTGTGCTTGAATGGCTTGAGGGTGTGCGCAAATTGTTGCCTGAAAGTCGTATACGTTTTCCAACCAATGCACTATTACTTGAAAAACACTGGGACGTTGTGGAGTGGTTGTATCAGGACGGCAATGCTGTTCTTAAAATAACCAACCACACTGATGGTGCAGTACTTGACACTATAGATAGGTTACGTAGCGCCTATCGTTGGGAACCCATACGTGAATATGGCATTGACCGATGGATCACAGATACCGGGTTAAGATTGCAAATAAACACACCCACAAAGTTTACTCAAACATTTCGGGGCACATACACAAACATGCAACCTTGGCGTTCTGACCCCAAGGAGGCCTACGCAAATTGTCACCAACAAACATGCCCCATGTTGTGGCAAGGTAGAATCTACAAATGTTCAACATCGGCCCTGACACAGTCGGCATGGCAAACACATGGTAACACTAACTTGGCTGTGTGGAAAAAATATTTTGATAATGAGACCAATGGTAGCATTGGACTCGATTCTCATGCTAGTGCAGTTGATCAGTTTGTGGAAAACTTTGGACATGCTCATGCAATTTGCGAACAGTGTCCTTCGGCCCAGCACCATGAATCTGCAATTGACCATCGGCTTCGGGTGGTACAACGATGACGGATTTTAACACAACTCATATGTCGCAGTTGCTGGGTCAACCCAATGTAACTGTGGTGTATCTCTGGGCCGACGGAGACTATTGGATCAAACAACAAGAATTTTGTGCGGCATTTCGAGCTGCACCAGCCTTGCACAATGTGGTAATTCATGTGCAATTCGAAGGACTGAGTCTTACTCGGGCCGGGGTAGTAGAAACAGTTCAAAAGATCATGCAGGAAACTGGTAGATCAACAGATTCTGTTTTTATCTACAGTCCCAATGCTGTTGCAGATGATGCACCTTGGATCAATCTGTTTTGGCGCCAATACAAAGTCAGTGATGAATTTGTTAGAAGTAAAACATATCAAACAGATAGTGCTAGAAACCTAGACCCAGACTGGCGACCCTGGGCATTGTTTGTGGGAAGAAGAACCACACCAAGATTGTTGGCGTTGTATGATATCTGGTGCGATTCTGCATTGAGAGAAAAATGTTTGATCAGTAAAATGATTGAGTCAGCGCCACCGATGCTTCAACCTTTTAACCAAGCTCATATGTTTTTTGATCAGCTGGATGATTGGATGCCACTATCAAATTCCATTGAGAAAATGCTTACATATAAACATTTTCAAAGTTTTTGCGCAAACATGCCCATCAATTCAGTAGATGGTTGCAAAATCACTGACCAATACATAGACATAGACACAGACAACGGTGACAATCGCAACGTGAGTCTTATTCAAAATTTAATAAACCTAAGTGGTAAATATCTGTTTGAAATTACATTTGAAACAATGACCAGGGGATTGACATTTACCCCCAGCGAAAAAACCATAAGAACCATAATGGCAGAAAAACCACTGATTGTTTATGCGCCCCAACATTTTTTACAACACATGCAAAGGTTGGGATTCAAAACCTTTGGTGATCTGTGGGACGAAGGTTACGATACATGTGAAGGGCCGGATAGGTATAAACGAATCATGACAATCGTAAAAAATGTTGCCAACATGTCCGCAAGTGACCAACTTGAATTATACGAAAACAGTAGACAAATTTGTAGATACAATAAACAACGTCTGATTGCATTGTCACGGCAAAGAGTCAACAGCCAATAGGAAATCAAATATGTATACATCAACACTTGAGTTAGATTGCCATGCACGGTCAGGTGCCAATGCTGTGGTTTTGGTTAACGTGGGCGAAAACACTTACGAATTTGAGTTAACTCCGACTATAAACTGGGTACCAAGTTCTTCCCAGGTGGGCGCACATAAAATATCACTGGATATTGCACTCACAACACCTGTTGCAAACACCAACTCATATGATGTTGATTTAAAAATCACAGCCCAGGGCAGTGATGTCTTGGTGTGTGGTTATTCTATGTCTTGGGGGCAGTTTCGAATCACCAGTCAGCCTGTTTGGGATGAGGCTGGGTGGCAACCCTATGACATATCTGGCCACCAAGGCGATAATGCTCAGTATCAAGGAAATGGTAGTTTACAAATACTTGCTGGACAAACAGTTGAGTTTACAGGCACAATCGTTGTGCCAACGGCTCGTTAAAAAGGATATGCAGCGTAGGGTTTGGGAACATAGTCCGGGTCATATACAGGTACCATGGAAAACACCGCAGAGCCAGACTCAATCTGTGTTTGTTTTTTTGTTATGACCACAGTCTCTACGTTGTAGTAGTTAAATGCAGGATCCATATGATTACTCCACCCCCAAAAACCTGATCCATGATTGGCTTCAACAAATCCAGTAAAGCAATGAAAGTCATCTCTCCACTCCAGTGGATAGTCATTCATTAGTAGTCTCCAACCTGGGGCCATTTTGGCTCGCCATGGCCAGGCCAGTATACGGGGTCTCTCCCACACATACGTGTCATTGACTTTTTCTGCCCAGGGCGTGCCGTGTAACATTTCTTGCAGTAATGGACCATGCCGCCAGGAGCCTTGTGCGATACCGCTGTGCAATGTGCAGTCCAAGGGAATGGTATATCCCAATTGACTTGCTCCGCGGAGTCCGTGACACAATCGTGCTGTATGATTTCTGTGATCACCTGACTCGGGCACATAATGACGTAGGTCCCCACGCAGGTTTCTCCACCATTCGGGAAAGTGTCGGGCACAGGGAATAGGTTCGGGCGCAGAGTCTGCTTGTTCTGCCCGCTCCCATGTCAAATAATCGTTGACCACAATATTCATACTATATGTAGTACTTTTGTAGTGGTTGACCAATAATTCCCATTTTGCTATAATAATGGCATACAAAGCAAAAAGGAGCTGACATGGGATACCGAATTATTGCAGACCGGTTTGAGACAGACATGATGCGCCAAAAGTATGGCCCACGCAAGGGTCTCGAAGGCCCGTTCAAATATGCCTCAGGACGGGTGCTGTATTACGATCCCCAAGAAGGTCGCTACTATGACCCCACCACAGACTTCTACCTCAGCCATGAGGAAATGGACGCAGAACATGGTATTCTTGTGCAACGACTGGTTGATTTCCAAAAGTAATACTTTTTAGTACTATTTTTTGTTGCAAAAAAGCCACATTTTTTCCGGTTGACCAGAAATGTCCATTTTGCTATAATATATGCATAGAGTAACAAAACAGGAGCCCAAAATGAACTTTGAACAAGCCATTGAAATCGTCCAGCAATACAAACAAGATTGGGCTCTGCCCGGACTGCTGGAAACCCTGCAACAGATGCAGGATTGTTACGACGATCTCAGCGGCCAGGAAGCCCGTGCATATCGTGTGGTTTTTCGTGACATGAGCCGGTTGTTTGCCCCGGCCTAAGCGGTTGACCAATAAATCAACATTTGCTATAATATGTTTTTAACGCACAAAAAGGAGCCAACTATGAGTGCAATTCGTGTAGTAAACGGTACTTACCGTAACAAATCCGTCCGTAATCAAGAATTTGTTCTTGTGAGCGGTTTCCAATCTGGTGCCAAAGGTAACTATGTTACTGTGAAAAACAATGGTACCTTCCCTAACTGCCCTGAAACGATTCGTATCAGTGTAGACAACATCTCAGATATTGAGTATACTAACGGCATGACACACAATAATACCGTACACTTTGAAAAGCCCGCACCTGTTGTTGAATCCGACGAGGATGCAATGACTCGCATTCGCGAGCGTTTTGAAATCCTTACTGAAATGACCAAGGCCACCGTGAGCGGTGACATCCGTGCTATGATTGTGTCGGGCCCTCCTGGTGTGGGCAAGAGCTACGGTGTTGAAACTGAAATTGAAAAGGCTTGCCTTTTTGACAAGTTGGCAGGCAAGCGACTGCGAGCAGAAGTTGTCAAAGGCTCAGCAACCCCCATTGGCCTGTTCCAAACCCTGTACAAATACTCAGATGAGAATTGTGTGATTGTGTTTGACGACTGTGACAGCATTTTGCTAGACGACGTGGCCCTTAACTTGCTGAAAGGTGCTCTTGACTCTGGCAAGAAGCGTACCATTAGCTGGTTGAGTGAGTCTAGTGCTCTGCGCCGTGAAGGCATCCCAGATCGTTTCGAGTTCAAAGGCAGTGTTATTTTCATTACCAACTTGAAGTTTGATCAGATGAAATCGCAAAAGTTGCGTGACCACTTGGACGCTCTGCAAAGTCGTTGTCACTATCTGGACTTGACGCTGGACACCATGCGTGACAAACTCCTGCGCATCAAACAGATTGCCAAAGACGGCGTGTTGTTCCAGGACTACGAGTTTGAAGAGGCAGTGCAAGACGATATCATTGACTTCATGCACACTAACAAGGACCGCCTGCGCGAAGTATCTTTGCGTATGGCCCTCAAGATTGCAGACTTGCGCAAGATGTCAGTGTTGAACTGGAAACGTTTGGCAGAGACCACTTGTATGAAGAGTGCCTAATATGGAAAAATTTGCAGTTTTGGTTGGTACAGTTCTGATTGCTATTGCAGGACTCCTGTTACTGAGTTTCTTATTGAGTTGGCCTGTGTACATGCTGTGGAACGGTTGCTTGGTGAGTGCCGTAGCAGGTGTTAGTGAGGTGACTTGGTTGCAGGCATGGGGTATCACTATCTTGTGTGGCTTCTTGTTTAAGACCACAGTCAACTCAAAAGATTAACCTTCCAAGGTTATCCCGGGCATTGGTTGGCTCCGGCCCGGGCTTTACAACAGGTACCCCTAAAAAGGTACCTGTTTTTTTGACTTCTAGTAGCAATAAGTATATACTGCTAATATGCCTCAACATCTTTTGATTCGTCTGGGACAAGACGGAGACCTTGAACTCAAATTTCGAATACGTGACACACCTGTTGCACAATTATGGACAGAACGTATGCAAGCTCGCGGCCACTATCCTTTGGACAATCCAGATAGATTTTATGGATTTGGCACCCTGGCACAAGAACAGGCTCGCGCGGTTGAGTATATCCAACGTTGCATTGCCACCATCAATGCACATGAAACTATAATACATAGACCATTTGAGTACACACAAGACTGCCTTAATTATCTGCACAATATATTTGAACAGTATCATGGATTGTTGGATCAACAAAACAGTGACTATTGGTCTCGTGCTCCGACTCAGGTTAGAAAGGCTCTGGCAGAACTAAACTTGGCTGTGCATAGATGTGAAAGTTCAATGAAAGAAATTTATCCAAGATTGGTTTGCACATGGTTTGGTATGCCCAAAACATGTCAACTGGATCAAGAACTACAGGCACAATACAGTGAGGATCATGTTGAATTTGGCACAGTGTATCTCAACTACTGTGAGATTGGAAAGACTGCTGAGGACTTGGCCAACGACAATGATAAGTACATAGGTGATGATGCGTTCAAGCCATTCAGTCACTACAGTGCCGATTTTAACGTACAGTTCCGGGCTCAAGATTTAACTGAACGTTACGGCAAAATTCAAACCTATATTGACCAACACCGTGACTTTTTTCTTGCGCATGACATCACAAGTGTGTATAATACACAAGCACGACCTGTGAGATTTCCAGTTGCTGATTTAATCTATGATGGCAACCGTGAACAATTATTATCCCAAATTGCTGCAAGGCAATGGGTACAACAAGCAATACTCGAATGAAAAGATGCACAATACAAATCCGGGATGAAGTAAACATCCGACTAGAAGGACTAGATTTAGATGCTCGCAAAGCCTTGGTCACGGCTTTCAAATATGATGTTCCATATGCACGTTATTTGCCCGCAGTTAGACTGGGACGCTGGGACGGCAAGGTTTCATACTTCCAGTTAGGCGGTAGCACATACACAAACTTGTTACCCGAGATCATTCCCATACTTGACAAGTTCAATTATGATATCGAAGTAGATGATCAAAGAGACTACTCAACCACGTTTGCATTTGAACAAGTGCGTGAGGATTCGTTTGCACATATCAAGTGGCCCAAAGGACACCCTGCTGCGGGTGAGCCTATCATCATGCGAGACTATCAAGTAGAAATCGTCAACAACTTCCTGGCCAACCCGCAGTGCCTGCAAGAGGTGGCAACAGGTGCAGGTAAAACAATCATGACAGCGGCCCTGAGCAATGCGGTTACACCGTATGGGCGAAGCATTGTGATTGTGCCCAACAAAAGTCTAGTGACACAAACAGAAAAAGATTACATCAACATGGAACAGGATGTGGGTGTGTTCTTTGGCGATAGAAAAGAGTACGGCCGCCAGCACACTATTTGTACCTGGCAAAGTTTGAACGTGCTGTTAAAGAATACCAAAGCAGGCACAGGTGAAGTAACCATCGGTGAGTTTCTTGAAGGTGTGGTATGTGTTATTGTAGACGAAGTACATATGGCCAAAGCAGATGCACTCAAAACCTTGCTAACTGGTGTGATGGCTAGAGTGCCAATTCGGTGGGGGTTGACTGGAACTATTCCCAAAGAGAAGTTTGAAAGCCAAGCCCTGTTGGTAGGACTTGGACCAGTTATTGGCAGGCTCAGTGCCAATGAACTGCAACAACAAGGTGTACTGGCCAACTGTCATGTGAACATTGTGCAGTTGGTAGATCATGTTGAGTACAAAGAGTATCAATCAGAACTCAAATATCTGCTGGAAGAATCAGGCCGCCTGGATACCATGGCTGAACTGATCCGCCGGGTAAACGAAACAGGCAACACCCTGGTACTTGTGGACAGGGTGGCTGCAGGACATGCACTAGTAGAACGACTAGGCGATCGTGCTGTGTTTGTAAGCGGGGCAACCAAAGCAAAGGACAGACAAGATGAATACGACGAAGTCGCAGACTCAACAGACAAAATCATTGTGGCCACTTACGGTGTGGCAGCGGTTGGAATTAACATACCGAGAATCTTTAATCTGGTGCTTATTGAGCCCGGTAAGAGCTTTGTTAGGGTTATCCAAAGTATTGGTAGGGGCATCCGAAAAGCAGAGGACAAAGATCATGTGCAAATTTGGGACATCACCAGCACCTGCAAGTTTGCCAAGCGACACCTGACCAAACGCAAACAGTTCTACAAGGAAGCCAACTACCCTTTCTCTGCAGAGAAACTGGAGTGGATGAAGATAGCATGAAAAAGTTAGTAACTTGTGGCGACAGTTATATGAGTCTAGACTCGCCTCCGGGTGAAGTCACAAGTTTTTTACAACTGTATGCTGAACGTAAAAATTTTTTACATGTTAGTCTGGCTCGAGCCGCCGCCACATGCTTTGCCATACGGTTACAAATTGACAGTGCTATTGAACGCGGAGCTGACTTTGTAATAGTAGGATGCACCTCTAGCAACAGAATGGATGTGGCAGCACCAGGGGTGCAGAATTACAGCTGGGTCAAATTAAACAATATTCTGTACACAGGATATCGTAGCCTAAGTGAACACAACATCAAATCAAAAAATCCATTGGTTGTGAGTGATGTGATAGAAAACTTTTTGAATAAAAAACACGAAACTGTGTTGAATGACCATCAGCGCCTGGCAATCAAAAACTATGTGGCAGACTTGCACAATAATAATTTAAAGCGCCAAGAAAATTATTTTGTCATATCCGATGGATTACGAAAACTGCAACATTATCAAATACCCTTTGTGTACGTACCACACGGACTGGGAGACATGGATTGGTCCTGGGTGACAAAAGTATGGCCGTCTGACCGCCTTCCTTGCCAGATGCCAAACGGTGTTTTTGATTTTGAGCGTAGTGTTACACACAATGGACAAGCCGCTCATGACGGATTTTTAAACACACTTCTGGAACTCACTGAGGATTGGAATTGAAAAAGAACTTGACATTGTGTGACAAATACTGTATTATAACACTATGAGAATATTAACATTAGACAACACCTATTACGATCTAAATCACTTGCCTGAAGAAGTGGATGACATGCGTTTTGCCATACTTGACAATTCCAATCCAGCAGATCCAGACTATCATTTCATTCCCTTGATCTTTTTAGAATCGTTCAATGCACCTGCCCTGGTGTTGCGCATTGGCACACAAACAATCAAAATGCCCATGGATTGGCAGATACTGATTGGTGAACCCGACGTGGGTGACCTAGAAGTACTACCACTGACCTCGATCAATGATAGAGGTTTCAAGGTATTTCAATTCAATCCACTAAGCAGTTATAGGCCCTCCTTCCCGGATATTGAAATACTAGATGTGTATCATGAAGTCAACTGGTACGCACCCAAACTCAAGAACGGTCAGATGTTGGCCGTGCCCTTGAACGATGACGCAGAACCTGACTGTGTGTACTTTGTGAAAGATGTCAGTCGCAACTGTGAAATCGTCAACTATAATCTGGCTTGGTAATGAAACTCAAATACGACTCATATGACATTGGTGGAGAAGTTGTCAAAGACAACGAGACTTATCTGCTGAAGGACAATCGAATACTAAACAATCTTGTGTTGAGTTCCACCAAACTGTACCGCGGGCAAGCCACACGTGGGCATAGCCATCCCGGTCAAGAAGAAGTTTATTTCTTTGTGCAGGGTACTGGCGTAATGATTGTTGACGACGAAAAATTTCGTGTGGCATCCGGTGATATTATTCTTGTGCCGGACGGGGCATTCCACAGAGTTATAAACGACGGTGAAATGCATCTGTTGTTTAACTGTGTGTTTGATGGAAAGCGCAATCACTGATGGGAAATCTCAAACCTGGTGCTACTTACATTTATGAACGTGCTGAAGGTATCGTATATGCACGTGAGTCAGGTTCTGATCCCAGTACACGTCAGGTGGTAGGGTATGAGTCAGGTACGGAATATGATCCCATCAACGGTCACAAAATAGACTACGATTCAAGAACCGCAGATGGTAGACCCTTACGCGATCACATACAGGAAAACAAGATGTGGGGTGAGATACGTAGAGCCGCAAAGACCAATCCCACTTTACAAGATGCCCTGGAACGTGCTATAGTAATCTATAAACTAAGCAAAACAGATGAGTGACAAACTAAACATTGCCAATGAGATGCGACAGTTTGACCGCAAGAACAGATCATTCTACGACGAACTCACAGCAGAAGAAAAGAAAAAGTTTTCAAACTATCTCATGATACGTTGGGGATCAGCAGTGGAAGGCTCAAGGGAACTGCAAGAGTTCTATGTCATCAGTTGCAACGAACGACTGAACAAACACTTCTTTGACGTTAGCAAGCACCCCAAACTACATTGGCTCATGGCCACGTCAGTGAGTCCAGACCTGGGCACACCAAGACATCCTTGGATAGCCCCCAAGAAAAAGGAAGCAGGACTCAGTGGCAAACGCAAAGCCTTAATGGCCATATACCCCACATACAAAGATGATGAGATTGATGTAATGTGCGAGATCACTACCCAGAAAGAAATTGACGCATACAATCGTGCCGCAGGTGCTGACAAAAAATGATTGCACATGTGGTTGTCAACGGGTGTAGTTATATGGAAAGTTATGCCCACGGTGGAGGACATATTGATCTAGCTCGCCGCCTAGGATTTATAGGCAAATTTAATATACCACAAGCATCAACGTTGGCCATAGGCGGTAGTGCAAACAGCAGAATACTACGCACTACTCTCAAACACAGTTACCAGACAACTCAGCCTGTACTTTATGTGCTGGGTATGACGTTTTTGTCAAGGTTAGAGATCCCAATCTGCGAACCAGAAAACGAATTTGAAGGTCGCTGGGCAAATCCACAAAACCAGGAATTTCAGTCACGTTGGCAATACAAATGGACAAAAAAAGATTCAGATCGATTTGTGGAAACAAAACTCAAAAGCGAAGTATATTCTATATTGGATCGCATAGAAGATCTGATGTATCGCATGTTGGCAACCATAACTGATTTAAAAAGTCGAGGTCATCGTGTGATTATGTTTCAACAGGCCGACAACTTGTATCAATCGTATCTAGATAATCCCAGACTGGCCTTGTTTGATCAACCTGAAATTGTGGGAAAATTTCGATGGCGAGCCACTGCCTGGCAAGCTGAACAAGGCGTACCGCCAAAAGATTATGGACTCAATGCACCATATGTGCCGCCAGACATGACCCACCCGGCTGGCGGACATCACCAAAAACTAAATGAATATTTGACAAACTACATTCAAGAGCGTAAACTATTAACATGAGTTTTGTGTGCGAGTATTGCAAAAAGACTTTCATTAAAGAAACGTCGCTGTTGGTGCATTCCTGTGAGCCCAAACGCAGACGCTTGGCTCGAGATGAAGCAGGCGTTCGAATGGGATTTCAAGCCTACATCAAATTTTACGAAACCATGCAAGGATCGGCCAAGAACAAAACACACGATGACTTTTGTGACAGTCCTTATTATCGAGCATTTGTCAAGTTTGGCAACTACTGTGTAAACTCCAATGTAATCGCACCAGCACGTTTCATGACCTGGTTACTGAAAGCACAAAAGAAAATTGATCATTGGTGTAGTGACAATGTGTACACAGAGTACTTGATAGAATACTTGCGTGTGGAAGCGGTGGATGACGCTTTGACTCGAGCAATAGAACACAGCATGCGTTGGGCCGAGGAGACAGGCAATCCCGCACATGACTGGATGCGCTATGGCAACACCAACGCCTTGTGCTATGCTGTCACAGCCGGACGTATCAGTCCTTGGGTAATTTACAATTCAGAATCAGGACAAAAGTTTCTGAGCGAATTGAGTACGGAACAAGTGGCCATGGTCTGGCCCTATGTTGATTCAGATGCTTGGCAAAAGAAGTTTACCAACTACCCAGCGGATCAAGAGTATGTGAAAGATATATTGAACAAGGCAGGATGGTAATGAGCGCAGACATTGACATTGACTTTGCCAACAGAGAAACTGTGTTGAAATTGATTCAGCATGTGCCTGCACGACAAAGCAATGGACGCCGGCACAACTCGGGCATCTATGTAACAGACATTCCTCAAGATCCCGTCAATCAGTGTGCCGCAATAGATTACGAGGAAGCAGAGCAACGTGGATATTTTAAATTGGACTTCCTAAACATGAGTGTGTATCAGTTGATCCGTGATCCTGCACACTATGAAGCAATGCTCACAGCAAGCCCACCTTGGGAACTACTGTGGACCGACGGACCTTGGGCCTCTCAACTGGTACACGTGGGCAATTATACAGATTTGCTCAAAAAGATGAAACCAGATTCGATACCCAGGATGGCTGCTTTTATCTCAATTATTCGCCCAGGCAAAGCACATCTACAACTTCAGCCCTGGGATAAAGTATTTGCTGGGGTATGGGACGGAGATGACTCACAAGGCTACACATTTAAGAAAAGCCACGCAGTTTCCTACGCGGCCTTGGTTGTCTTGCACATGAACTTGCTCAATCAAGTCGACGCACCAGCGTAATCGATTTTCTCTTGCCTTTTCTTCGCACTATATCCAGCAGACTGCATGCTGGGCCGTGCAGGATTTCTAAGTCTTTATTGACAAAAGTTCGCAGAGTGTAGCGGAATTGTTCCCAATCACCACGCAGAAATATGTTGATAGGGATTGAGCGATTGCTTTCCCACCACCATGTGCTGGCCAGTTCTAAAAATAATATCTTAGATTCTTGATCTATCACCGCGCCGAAGTCGTAGATGGTGGTGACAACATCGTCTCGGTTCTGCACTACCCCCACATATTCTGCATTGGCATACACGCACAATGTTATGAAAGGATATTTTTCTGTTAATTTGTCAAAGATGTTGTTTCCCATTGCGGTTATTTATGGACAGCAGATTTTGGATAAACTAAATATAACATGTATTCCACCACCGCCTATCTTTATCAGCAACTTGTCCGAGTACTTTTGGTAGATACCAGTGGCGGGTATTTTACAGCGAGGTACGATCCTGTGTACGCAAAACAACTAACAATAAACAAGGGAGTGGACAATGTTCTACTATTTGAATTCATAAATCAAGACCAGAAACCGGTAAACATTGCTGGTTCTAGTTTTGTTTTCCGTGTGGTGAATCAAGCAGGGGATGAACTCTTGGTTACCAAACCCATGGAAATCTTGAGTTCGGCACTGGGCCGAGTCAAAGTAGTATTGGATTCTGCAGATACTATCAACATTCAGGCACAGCCAGCCAGTTACAGTATTCAACGCAGCGCAGGAAACTATGTGCAGGCGGTATATGTAGATGCTAACTCACAAGCCAGAGCAGATTGCAACATAGTAGACAGTGTATTTCCACAGTTTGTGCCCAGTGCAGTATGCACAGTGCCCGACATGTATGGTAAAAACAACTTTGTGGGCACAGCTCCTACACAATTTCCTGACTGGGCACTCACACCACAACCACAGAACTCTATTCAACAAACCGAATTCTACAGCAGTCACATGCCCACAAATGGTGCCAGCCTGACCACAGTGAAGTTTGATCTAGATACCTACACCGGCACAGTGAAAGTACAGGCCGCAGATAACTATGAATCAGTTTGGTATGATGTTACTGAAACTAGACAGTATCTGAGTGAAACAGTTACTGATTATTTCAATGTAATTGGATTTCATCCGCTGTTGCGATTGGCACTGAATAATTCTATTGGATACGGCGCATCGGGCAATGTGCAGGTCACCGACGGCGTGGTCACTGGTATAAGCATCACCAACGCAGGTTATTACTACGTGGCTCCGCCCAGTATTCAAATCCTTGGAACAGGATCTGGTGCTGTGGCCACTTGTACCATTGGTGATAACAACCAAATTTCTGGAGTGACCATTGTGAATGGTGGTTCAGGCTACTTGCCAATTCAATTCCAAGGTTCAATTGCTGCAACCGCGATATTCACAAACGGCAAGATTGAAAACGTTCAATATCGTTGATCTAGCGCAATAAATCTGTTATACTCAACAGATGCTAGACGTCCTTGCTTACCTGCCCGCAAAAAGAAAGCCCAGTCCACAGGGTTGGTTGAGTTTCAATGCGGTATGTTGCACCCATAATGGTAACAGTGCAGACAAACGTGGACGTGGTGGGATCAAAGCGACTGAATCAGGTTGGAGTTACCATTGCTTCAACTGCGCATACACAGCCAGTTTTATTCTAGGACGCACAGTTAGTTTCAAAGCCCGAAGATTACTGGGATGGATGGGTGTGCCAGACAATGAGATTGACATGCTCAATCTTGAAAGCCTGCGTCACCGTAGCATACACGGCATACTGGAAGATCGACAACGAGTATTCAACGCACTCAGTACTATTGAGTTTGAAGAAGCAGATGACTTCCCTCCGTTCTCAGAAGTAGTCACACCAGAGTTCCCTGCATACTGGAACTATATCCAAAAACGTAGAGTACCAGAAGACTTTCCCATAATGACTTCTATCAAAACAGATGGTGTTCATTGGGTCAGGCCGTTTGTGTTGGTTCCGTTCACATACGACAACCGGGTGGTAGGCTGGTGTGCTAGGTTCTTGGATGACAAACAGCCCCGGTATATCAATCACTCACAACCAGGCTATGTGTTTGGAACAGACTTGCAACATGCCAATTGGCAACATGTGTTGGTGATGGAAGGCATATTTGATGCACTGTCAATTGGTGGCCTGGCCGTGATGCACAACACCATAAGTGACGCACAAGCAAGATTGATTCGCAGTCTTGGACGTGAAGTCACTGTGGTGCCAGACCAAGATGTCGCAGGTGTAGAACTTATTGACCGTGCTGTGGAACTGGGCTGGGCAGTAAGCATACCTGAGTGGCCTGCGGGTTGCAAAGATGTCAACGATGCTGTAATAAAACTAGGTCGACTAGGGGCCTTGCTAACTATTATGCAAGCAAGAGAAACTAGCCGAATTAAAATAGAAATAAGGAAGAAACAACTTGTTAAAAGACTACGGACTTGATGTCCAAAGACTATTTCTAGAAATGATGTTGGAAGACGCAACAAGTTATGTGCGTGTTCAAAACATCTATAACCCGCAGAACTTTGACCGGAGTCTAAGGCCAGCGGCTGAGTTCATCAAAGAACACTCAGACAAACACAAGACCATGCCTGACAGGCAGCAGATTTCTGCAACCACAGGTGTCAAACTGCAACCAGTGCCAGACTTGAACGAAGGTCACTTTGACTGGTTCATGGGCGAGTTTGAGGCATTCACTCGACGTCAGGAACTTGAACGTGCTATTTTGAAATCAGCAGACTTGCTGGAGAAAGGCGAATTTGAACCCGTTGAAAAACTCATCAAAGATGCAGTACAAATATCACTCACTAAAGACATGGGCACAGACTACTTTGCTGATCCTAAGGCTCGCATTGAGAAATACTTCAACTCGGGTGGACAAGTAAGCACAGGATGGCCACAACTGGATAGATTGTTGTATGGCGGATTCTCAAGAGGTGAACTAAACATTTTTGCTGGCGGATCGGGTTCGGGCAAGAGTCTTGTGATGATGAACATTGCACTGAACTGGTTGCAACAAGGCCTGAGTGGCGTTTACATTACACTAGAACTATCAGAAGAACTCACAAGTTTGCGAACAGATGCCATGTTAACCAACATGAGCACCAAGGATATTAGACGTGACATGGATACCACCGAACTCAAGGTCAAACTTGTGGCCAAGAAGTCGGGCAACTATCAAGTGAAAGGTTTGCCGGCACAGAGCAACATCAACGACATTCGTGCGTATTTGAAAGAGTATCAAATTCAAACAGGCAAAAAGGTAGACTTTGTGATGATTGACTACTTGGACTTGCTGATGCCGGTGAGTGCCAAGGTGTCGCCCAATGACTTGTTTGTAAAAGACAAGTATGTGTCAGAAGAACTACGCAACTTGGCCAAGGAACTGGCAGTGCTAATGGTCACTGCAAGCCAGTTGAATAGAAGTGCAGTAGAGGAAATTGAATTTGATCACTCGCATATTTCGGGTGGTATCTCTAAAATTAACACAGCAGACAACGTGTTTGGTATCTTTACGTCACGTGCAATGAAAGAGCGTGGCAAGTATCAAATACAATGTATGAAGTCTCGAAGCTCGACCGGCGTTGGTCAAAAGATTGATTTGGAGTACAACATTGAAACCATGCGCATTACTGATGAAGGTGGAGACGAGGGCACTGGATACAACAGACCCCAAAGCAGTATCATGGACTCAATCAAGGCCAAAAGCCAGGTCAAGACTGCTGATACCGGAGGGGATGGTGAATCATCTCCACCATGGGAACGAGCCACAGGAACTCCTGCCTGGGAAAAAGGCCCACAGGACACAGGCAAAGTAACAGCAGATGTTCAAAGTGCAAAATTAAAACAACTGCTGGGACAGATTAAATCTTCATGACAGACATCTTTTGTCCCATGATTCACGGCGGGTTAAACGTCAATCTAAAGACCAACGACAATTTAGCATATAACCAATGCTGTCTGAGCACCACTCCTTTGACTTTTGTTGAGCAGGATATAATTGACTGGACTGGCAAAAATCTCAATAGAAACAGACAGGTCAATGATACCAATCAATGGCTTCCTGGATGCGGACAGTGCGAGACATTGGAAAAAGTTGGAATAAAAAGTTTTAGAAAGTCAATGATTGATAAATTTGGAACAAAAACAAACTTATCTGGACCGCAACGCATTGACTTGTTGTTTGACCGTAGTTGTAATTTGGCCTGCAGAACATGTGGTCCGCACTCTAGTACATTTTGGTCAAAACATTTAAAAGAAAACAACTTGATCCAATCGGTGTTGCCACAGACCAATAACATAAACAGAATACACACAATTCTCAAAAACTTAAATCTAGAAAATCTTGGAATGGTGCAATTTTGTGGTGGCGAAACATTACTAGGTACTAACTATTGGCAAACTGCTCAACTGTTGACAACACTAGTACCAAACTCAAAAACTCAATTAGAATTGGGATTTCAAACCAATGGTACTCAGCCCATTGATCCAAAGTGGTTTGAAGTAATTGATAAATTTAAATTGGTCAAACTGATGATCAGTATAGACGGAGTTGGTGACAAATTTGAATATTTGAGATGGCCTGCAAGTTGGAATCAAGTTGCAGATAACATTTTAGAACTAAGAGAAAAACTTCCCGGCAATGTGATGTTTTTTGTACAAGAATGCACCAGTTGTTTGAATCTGTATTATTACAATGAAGTTGGCAATTGGGTCAAAAATAATTTTGCCACCAATCGAGAAGGCGATCCAACGAATTATACCACACAACTTGCTGAGCATGGTTATCTTAACGTTAACACAATCACGCAAGAGTATGTTGACGCTTTGCAAGGAACAGACATGATTCACATGCTGTCTCCAAATTGGCAAGAACGCCCCGATGTTATTAAAACTTTTCTTAAAGAAACACAAAAATTTGATCAACTCCGGGAGCAGGATTGGAAAAAAACTTTCCCCGAAGTTGCTGAGTTTTATCGTCGGTATTTGTAATTAAGCCACAGCGCCTTTGATCACAGCATAGCGTAGTACCAAGGCTTCACTTAGTGATCCGGCGGTGTTGTTTCTAACATAGATAGTAGCACTACCGGCTGCACATGCGGCATTGATAGTGTATGCACCCAGGGTACCACCACTTTGATGTTGTAATACCAGTAAGTCATTTGCGCCAATTGTACTGTTGGTCAATACAAAACTCACTATAGTAGCCGCACTCAATGCAGTGGCCTGCATGGTGATCTCACCAGTCTGTTTGTTGAGTGTAACACCAGTGGCCTTGTTACCTGTTTGAGCAACTGTGCCACCAGTACCTACAGTATATCCTACTCCACCTGCACCACCGGTGACCAGGATATTGCCTCCACTAGTAAAAACGTTGGCCGGGAATGTTGTGACGTTGGCAGTGACGTTGGCTGATAGTGTTTTGGTCACAGCACCAATAGGTGATGTGTACAACTTTAATGCACTACCAGCCGAGGTAGTAGTATAGGTTTCCATGGCCACAAAGTCAATGCCCAGGGTTCCTATGTTGCCTGCGCCCAGCACATATCCTGTGTTGCCATATCCTGATCCAGTTATCCTGGCTATGATGTCATTGGCTTGAACTGCTGTGGGTGCAGCCGCTGTGCCTCTGGCTGCTCGTTGTACAAATGCTGACTGTTGACTAGTACCAAAGGAGTCAACAGTTACCCTGGCACTCACACCATCATTGCCGGTGATATGAAGCATGCTACCTGCATTGTAAATGGGTTGATATGCGCCGCTGGTACTGCCCACAATGTTTAGAGCACCGCCTGTGTTGGCCGCCACAACAGGAGCATAGATTGACACAAGACCAGTGTCCAGGGCTTGGAATGCCACAGCATTAGCAGTGGTGTATGTGCTAAGGTTTCCACCTACGTTCAAGTTAGCACCAATGCCCACACCGCCTGCCACAGTCAATGCACCGGTTGTTTTGCTAGTACTAGGAGTAGTTGCGACTATATTGACTGTGTTGGTAAAATAGTTTAACGGACGATTTAAATCGTAGATGGTAATGGTAGCACCATAGTCTACAGAGCTGAATGAGAACTGATAGGTACCAGTTGCGGCAAATGTAATAACACCGCCTGAATATCCTTGGATGCCAGTTGTGCCTAGAGTAACCGAGGCAGGCAAGGTCAATGTATGTGCGGTACTAGTGACATTTATTGCAATTTGTACAGTGCCTGCTGTGCCACTCACTGGCCAATTAGCAAAACTCAAACTGATAGGCCCTGTGGTTGAAATCAACTGATATTGTCCAGCACTATAGTCAATGGGAACGGAACCAGCACTTGCTGTGTTTTGCACATAAGTGTAGCTGACATCTTGTAATTTGACGGCGTATATTAAGTTATCTGCCATGTTGTTGTTTAGAGTGGTACCACTCAAGGCAGCTTTGAAAATACCATTGTTTTGCAAGTCTGTAATCTCAGTTTCTGCATAACTAAAATTGGTTTTGATGTTGGTAAAGTTGTCCCTGAACCCTTGTGTGTTGTTGGGTTGTCCGGCAACTGGGTATGTACCATCTACGTTGTTTGGGTTAATTTGACTTGTCATGGGGATTCCTGTATAATAGATATTTATTAGAATCTAAAAAGCACTAAATAATCCAAAGGCCCAGATCGAATGCAGAAAAAGACCCGAAGTTTACTAGAAGAACTAGACTCGTTGTATGTAGAGCGTGATCGCCGCCTGATAATTGAAACTCGGGCCGACAGCATTATATCCAGCGCCATACGACTGATAGAACAAATCGAAGCAGAGTTTGGTGCAGAACAAGCTGACAATCTCACACGTAAATTGCTCAATGCAATACGTACCAAAGATGCTGGCAAGTTCTCGCGTTCAGTTAGGAGAACCAATGCAGATTCATGAATTAACACGACCACGCAAAATTAACGAAGTAGTGGGAGCCGCAGGAGCTGTGGCCAGCGGTATAGGATCCGCTCTGGGCAAAAGTTTAATGACCCAGGCGTTTGGCCAAGACGTAACACCGCAATATGGTGATACTCAAAATCGCGAACAAGGCTTTCAGGCATTGGCCAACAGCTCGGCGGCCAAAACACTGGCCACTACCATGCAAACTGCCTGGCAACAAACTGTGCAAAACTTCCTGGCCAACAGTAAAGATTCCAGTGGTAACCCTCCTACCAATCTCAGTCAAGTAACCCAGCCCAGTATCGCAACTCTCAAAACCAATCTTCAAGACCTAGTTAACAAAATGATCGGGCGTCAAGGTTCAGACTACAAAAACATACCAACCTTTGTCAGTGATCCCAACTTTAAAGACAATGCTGAAGATATCATAGTTGACATTGACAAATCTATAGATGCAATCTACAACGCTACATTGAATAATACTGACCCCAAAGCCGTGGCAAATTTGTTTACTCAGTTGGTTGGCATGGGGATATTGCCAGCACAGAATATAATGGCCTATGATACTGGTCGAAGAGGAGTGGGTGGCGCAGGCGCGGTAAAAGGAATAAGTTCACAAACACAACAACTTGCAAATGCCGCAAAGTTTGACAATGCTGAAATAGCCTCGCTTCAACAAGCCGTACAAAGATTGGGTATTACATCAATAACCGATCCAAGAATTGCAGAACTAACAGGCCTACAAAGGGCTGCAGAATAAAATGACAAACTTGTTTGAGGGCGGCAATGTTTTCAAAGATGCACAAGGCCAGCCCGTAACACAACGCATCAAACAAGCAGACATACCCAGCACAGTGGCCTGGTTGGAAGCAGTCACAGGTCTTGATTTATCACATGATAAAGATGAAAACGGCGTTCCGATCAAGTGGTTGGGCTCAACAGGCAAGAAGCCTGACTCAGGTGACCTAGACCTTGCTGTGGATGCTAACGAAATAACCAAGGCTGAACTCAAGGGCATGCTAGATGCCTGGGCCACAAAAAACAAACAAGATCCTCGAGAATGGTGCAGACTGTCAGGTGAAGCTGTGCATTTTAAAACGCCCATACAAGGCGACCCCAAGCGTGGTTATGTGCAAACAGACTTCATGTTCATGCCCAATTTAGAATGGGGCACATTCTGGCTGGGTGGTGGTGCAGGATCGGCCTATAAAGGTGTGTTTCGTAATGTGCTGATGTCAAGCATTGCCAAAGCACTGGGACTCAAAGCCTCAGCTAAGGGTATTATTAGTCGTCAGACTGAAAAAGTAATCACAATGGATCCAGATCAAGCCGCTGGTATATTGCTGGCTCCACAGTACAAACGTAATCAGTTGATGACTGTAGAAAACATTTACAAAGCCTTGGCCATGGACCCTGATCGTGATGTCAAACTAGCAGACTTTCGTGAATATCTCTCACGTGAGGGTGTAAAGGAACCTGAAACGGGCATGGCAGAAAGTGACGTTCACTTCTTGGCACGTCTACGTGATAGAATTGTAAATCGGGGTTATGTTGCTCTTGTGGAAGCTGAGCAAGCTGGTGTAGGCGGTAGAGCCAAGGGTATTGAACACCTGGAAGATCTTGTGTTCCGACGTGGCACACAAGGCATCCGAGACGCACTAGAAATTGTCAGTCATGCTACACAACAGCCCCGAACAGTCACAGCCAAGTGGGACGGCAAACCTGCTGTGATATTTGGGCGCAAGCCTGCCACAGGCGAGTTTGTGCTGACAGACGGGTCGGGCTTTGAAGCCAAAGGCTACGATGGTCTTGCTACCAGTCCTCAAATGATGGCCGACATACAGAGCAAAAGATCCGGGGACAGAACTGAATTGATTCAACTGTATGCCACATTGTTTCCTGTGCTAGAAGCCGCATTGCCCCCAAACTTCCGTGGCTATGTCAAAGGTGATTTGTTGTACATGTCAACCCCGCCTGTGGAAGCAGGCAACTATGTGTTCCGTCCCAACACTGTGGAATACCGAATCCCAGTCAAGAGCACACTGGGACAACGCATTGGCAACTCAAACATTGGCATTGCCATACACTCAATGTATGCGGATGTGGGTGAGCCACGTCAGCCCTTGAGTGGAGTAGCGTTTAATCCAGTTCCTGGACTGATGTTGGAAAAGCCAGCCAGCCCTCGTCAACTTGAAACTGAAACCAACACTGAAAAACAACTCAAACAGTTGATCAAGTCTCAGGGCCAAGCAATTGACACCTTGTTCAACCCCACAGAATTGCGGGCACACAAGATCACAGACCTGGCAAAACTGTGCGTGGACTTTATCAACACCAAAGTTGGAGCACCACTCAACGGTGCTACGCTACTGCCTGAGTTTGGCAAGTGGTTGGAAACAAAGGTCACTCCGCAAAAGTTCCGTAACATTGTGGAATACTTGAACAGCCCTACGTCAAATACTCCTGCTCTGGCAGCCGCATTCAACGCATTTAACTTGTTGCATGACGTCAAAATGCACCTGCTACGCCAGGCAGATACAGAGCACCCAGGGCAAGAGGGCTGGGTTATGGCCACCCCTGTAGGCTATGCAAAGGCGGTAAATAGATTTGATCCCAATGCATTTGCGGCTCAAAATAGACAGAGAAACAATCCGCAACAGGCGTGATTTTTCCAAACTGGCTAAATAAAAGCAGGTCCATAGAGGCCACTAACTTAAAGGAAATTTATCATGGCAACATTTACAAAAGTAAACGGAACTACACAACCAGTATTTGCACTGGATGTGGCAAACGGTTCCATCGCAGGCACAGCTAACGTAGCAGCTCAAGGTCCAGTTCAGATCCAAGGTCCAAAACTTGACTTCTTCACTTTGACAGCTAACGCCGCGTTGACCAACGCTGGTAACGTTAACGGTTACTTGAACAACGTTTTGACGGCAGTTCAACAACTTGGTACAATCGCAATTTACCAAGCTGGTGCCACAGCTGGTACAATCAACTTGGCTATCTATCCAAGTGGTGCTTACACCACAACAACATTGGTTGCAGCCGCTCAAACAGCCAACGCAACAGGTGGCTTGAACATTGGTATCCCAACAGCCAACGTTGCTGCATCAGCTACATTCACTAACCTGTAATCAGTTAGCGATCGTCAAAACCCTGGAATTAAAAACTCCAGGGTTTCTTTTTGGCATTAAATACTCACAGAATGAAGATCATATGCCGTACCCTTTTTGATTGCAGTCTCACTGGTGTAACCGGACACTTCAGATCAAGTGAGATTCCTTTTGTGGATCGAGCCGGACAGACTGTACACAACCAACATGACTGGAATCATTCGCGAAACCAACAACGCAATTGGGAAACACTCTTGCAAATTATAAGTTTGCGAACACAACCCGTTGATCTCACTGTGCCTGAGAAAAAACACACAGCATGGGAGTTTGAGTTTAGATCCGAGTCAGAAGGTGTGTTTGAAATGCATGGCAATGCAGACCCATTGGCTGGACTCAAACAAGATTGTGAAGGAGTTCCAATGATGTTGAACTTAACTGAACAACCAAGTCTTGCCCCTACTATTACCACGTCAGGAGACAATCAAAATATTTGGTTCTCTACGGTAAATAATGCATTGGAGTAACCATGGCTGATACCACTGACATTGAAAAGAAAAGTCTCGAGGCACATGTTGAGTTGTGTGCCCAACGCTACACTGCTTTAGAACAACGCATTGACGATGTCAAAACAGACACCGTGGAACTAAAAGCCACTATTCAAGAAGTGCATAGATTAGTACATAAAATGAGTGACAGTCGTAACACACAGTTGATTGGATGGGGAGTGGGAATCATTGGATTCTTGACAGCCGTCATAGGATACTTGGTTACACACTACGTATTAAAATGACCCGAGACCAAAAACTAGAACAATGGGCTGAACGTGAGCTCAAACGCAATATTGATTCTATCATACTAGATGATGGCACTGGTTCTCTTGTGGTTTTTGGCAAGTATTGCATACAGCCGCAAGGCACGAGATATCAAGTCAGTACCTGGGACAAAACTATTCATTCGTTCAGTACTAAAAAAACAGCCATGAGTTGGTGTACAACAGATCATAAACATTATTACAATCTAGCCAATCAAATTCTGGTGTTAGATCGTAAAAAACAAGTATTAGCGGCAGATATATACTGTCGGCAAGCCATTGGCGAGCGCGGGCAAACAGAGTCATTTTATGAAATCATAAACATGAAACTGCAACCCAAAATAGACCAGTACAACTCAGTCACAGCCGAACTAGAGAAATGTGTAAATCAGGCTAAATATATGCAAATTAAGGGATTCAATAATGAAACTGCAAGAACTATCGGCTCCGACGCCAAGTAAGCAAATAGCCAAAGTATTCGAAAGTTACTTTGGTAACCGCATTAGTTTTGACCAATTGACACGTGGTCAAACTCGAGCAATGTTGGGCAAAGTACGTGGCATCCTGGGTGAGCACCGTAAGACTTCTGCACGTCACAGCAGTGAGCAAGATCCACGTTATCTGCAATTGGTAATGATGGAACAGGCATTGAGCACACGTTTAAAAGAGAACGTCATGCCTCCCACTCCAGGTTCTACTCCTGCACCGGGCGCTACTCCTGCACCGGGCGCTACTCCTGCACCAGGTGCTGCACCTGCACCCACATCAGGAACTGCCCCTAAAGATCCTAAACTAGCCGCTGCACTCAAGAAGTCAGCTGCTGGCCAAACATTGAATCCTGAAGAACAAAAGTTAGTAGCTGGAGCTGCTATGATGCAAGCTGAAAGCCGCTTCCGCAGGATGGCACGCCGACTGAACGAAAGCGAAATTCAACAAGCTCAAGTTGTGTTGGCCGCTCAAGACATGGTTGACAAAATGCAAGCCATGTTGGAAGATGTGAGTGAACTGCAATTCAAAGAATTGCCAGCCTTGGTTGATTCAATCAAGAATCAAGTTGGTGTTGATCAAGCCGCACAATTCAATGCAGATGCCACAGCCGCATTAACAGGCCTGTTACAAAACATTCAAGGTGCCAAACAACAACTTGACGCCGCATTGGGTGTGGTAACTGGTCAGGCTCCTGCTGGTGCCGCAGCCGCTGGCGCCATGGGCGCTGACATTGCCGCTGGGGCAGGAGACATGGCCGCCGCTGGCGCAGATATGGCCGCCGCTGGCGCTATGGGTGCCGAAGCTGGCGCCGACATGGGTGCTGATGTCGCACTAGATGCTGCTGCCGCTGATGCTCAAGCCCCTGCCGCTGCGCTAGGCCGTGCCAAAAGATAATGAAAATATTTGAAGTTGATAGTAGCATGGGAATGGCGCTTCCGCCCAATCCAGCGCAACTGTCAGGTCTGGTTCAATTCCTTAATGGCCGTGCTGATGATACCAGTGCCAAAAAAGAAATCAGTCAAGATGCATTCATCAAACTGGCCAATGATTTGGACATCAATGTCACTCCCCAAAATCTAGCCGATGTTGTGAGTCAAGAGCCACTGAGTAACCTTTTGGAACCCATGGATCCAAACACAGGTGTGCTAATGTTTAAAGGTGCTGGGCAACCAGATGTTGCCATGCCAGTAAACAAAGCACAGGACATTGTGGCCAGTGCTGCCAAATCGGCAATGAATCGAGACCGCGGCGTTTAACCAATTTGGTCAACTAAAGGTTGACACGAAATGTTAAATAGTATATAGTGTATACACTAACTTCTGGAGAACTGTATGACTCGCCTGGCAATTTTGTTTACCCTGTTTACAGCCACTGCCCCATTGGCCATGGCCCAATACAACAGTTATGGTAC